GTTGAAGGAGTAACTCAACACACAGCAATTTTCGTCGATACGGTTGGCAAGAACGTCTGGATTAACGTGATGTTGTCCAACGGCAGCGCAAACCTGTCAATCTCGCCTGAGAACGCTGAGAAGCTGATTGAGGCAATCCGAGTTTCCATTACTGAGGCTCAGTATGCAGGTTGACCCTCATGAGGCAATCGACTTTATCTACCGGAACTCTACGGCTTACGCCAAGGCTAAAGCCGAGGTTACTTACCTAGAGGAATTTAGGAAATCCAAGAAGGCGATCTTATTTTCACAGGCTATCGGGAATACGGTCGCTGACAGGGAGAATCAGGCTTATGCTCACCCAGAGTACCAAGCCTTGCTAATAGGGTTGAGGGAGGCGGTAGAAGTGGCTGAGGCGTTAAGGTGGAAACTTATATCAAGGCAAGCTGCAATCGACGTATGGCGGTCTCAGGAGGCTTCTAATCGGGCTATGGATAGGAATACACAATAGGGGGTTTTATGAACGAGATCGATGATAGCAATTTGGCACAATGTGAGTATTGCGGTTGGGTAGTAGATTGGGATGAGGTTCCGAGGGCTAGGGATATGTCTGGCGAGATCGTTACCTGCTGCGAGGAGTGCAACGAGGGCGAGAGTTTCGTCAATTATCCGGCTAAGAACTTTAATGTACAGAAACAAGAAGCTACTTGAAAAGGCTAGAGACCTACCCTGTCAGCATTGCGGTAGGGAGGATGGAACAGTAGTCGCAGCCCACTCGAATCAGTTGCGAGATGGGAAAGGAAAGGGTATAAAGGCTAGTGATTTTAGGATTGCTAGCCTTTGTTTTTTATGCCATTTTGAGCTTGACCAAGGTAAGAATCTTTCCAAGCAGCAGCGGTTAGAAATGTGGGAAGAAGCTCATAGAAAGACCATTGGTTTACTTTTTGAACGTGGTTATCTGGAGGTCGTATGAAGAAGATGTCTAAGCCTCAAAAGAAGGTCGGTAAGGTCATGGGCGAGTTTAAGGAGGGTACTTTGCATAGTGGTAAGGGTGGCAAGGTGGTCAAGTCCAAGGATCAGGCGATTGCCATTGCTCTAAGCGAGGCTGGTATGGCTAAGAAGGGTAAGAAGAAATGAAGCCCGGACTCTATGCGAATATCGCTGCTAAACGGAAACGTATCGCTGAGGGTTCTGGCGAGAAAATGCGTAAACCGGGTGCTAAAGGTGCGCCTACTAAGGCAGATTTTAAGGAAGCCGCCAAAACAGCCAAGCCGAGGAAGAAAAAATGAAGAACGGTAAAAAGAAATCTGACAAAGAGTTGCTAAAAGAGTATCTAGACGAAGAAAAAGAGAAGAAAAAGAACGGGGTCAATGAAATAGAAATCGAGATCAAGATTCCTATGGGCAAGCAAAAACGGGGTAAAAATGGGCGCAGCATGGACTAAGAAGGCTGGCAAGAACCCTAAAGGTGGCTTAAATGAGAAGGGTCGAAAGTCTTACGAGGCTGCAAATCCCGGCTCTGATCTTAAGCCTCCTGTTAAATCTGGCGATAATCCTCGTCGTGCTTCATTTCTAGCCCGGATGGGTAATATGCCCGGAGCAGAACGTAAACCTAACGGTGAGCCTACTCGATTGCTCCTGAGTCTAAAGGCATGGGGAGCCAGTTCTAAGGCTGATGCAAAGTCCAAAGCAGCCGCTATATCCGCAAGAAACAAGAAAAAATGAGATACAGCTACGGGCTGGAAAACATTACTGTCCGGCATTGGGGCGAAAAGGCTGACGTTTTAATCGGTGCTTTCTGCTCGATTGGCGATAACGTCGAGATATTTATAGGCGGGAATCATCGGACAGATTGGGTGACAACCTACCCTTTCGGGCATATCAATGAGGACGTATTCCCTTGGCATGGCGAGGGTCACCCAGCGACAAAGGGTGATGTAGTCATCGGGAATGATGTCTGGATCGGCTCAGGCTGCACGATTATGTCCGGGGTGACGATAGGCGATGGTGCTGTTTTAGCGGCTAAGTCTGTGGTGACTAAGGATGTTCCTGCGTATGCGGTAGTCGGTGGGAACCCTGCTAAGGTCTTAAAGTACCGTTTTAACGGGGATCAGATAGAGAAGTTGCTACAAAACCCCTGGTGGGAGCTTCCAGAAGCCCGTATAAACGAGTTAATTCCGTTATTGTGTTCAGACAAGGTAGAGGACTTAATTGCAGCCCTTAACGCTTAATTTAGGTTCCGGCAAGGATTGGCGGGATGACTGCCTAAACGCTGACATTCAGGCTAGGGTAAAGCCGGATTGGGAAGTGGATATATCGAAAGTTAGATATGGGGCGATAGTCCAGACCAGATTTGGTGAGGTTGAGATTAAGCCAGAGATGTTCGATAAAATCATTGCTAACGATGTTCTGGAGCATATCCCGGACTTGGTAGGGGCGATGACGAATTGCAAGAATCTGCTAAAACCGGGAGGCGAGTTCCATATTCACGTCCCCTACGAGCTAAGTCTAGGGGCTTGGCAAGACCCGACCCATGTACGGGCGTTTAACGAGAATAGCTGGCTGTACTACACTGATTGGCATTGGTACTTAGGTTGGGAAGATCGGTTCCACCTAAAGCAAATGGCGTTTAACCTGTCCGAGTACGGCAATGAATTAGCAAAAAAGAAATTAACTGACGCAGAAATACTAAGAACTCCGAGGGCTGTAGATTCGATGAGTGTCATTTTATGCAAGCAATCGTAATCTGTACGGTAAACAATCCCGGCATAACGGTACTGCTGGAGTCTATTCGTTGCTATGGTGACAAGCTGCCCGTTTACTTATGTAGTAATAATTTGGGATTATGGGCTAGAGCAAGAGAAATCACAGACAATCTCATCTACCGACCCAATCCTGCTACCAATTTCGGAGATGCTTATAACGCAGCCGTCGACTATGCCTTTGAGCATGGAAAGTTTGACTCATTGATTTTAGCTAATGATGATGTGGTTCTTAATCCAAATACGCTATCGTTAATGAGAGAAGACACTGAGGTTTTGGGAGAAAGAGGCTTCAAAGTCGGGTTTCTGGGGGCTAGGAGCGACTATGTATTGCCGGATCAGAACATACGGTTCCCGGTAGATGGGGATAGACGCAGTGCGCTAGGGTGGGAAAGTGAGCAGCAGATCAAGGTTGCTCCGGTGATTGCGCCTATCTGGGCAAGCATTAGCCGAGAAGCATGGAATGTAGCCAAGTTTCCGTCAACTAATTGGTATTCAGATAATATAATATGTCATGACTTAAACGTGGCGGGTTATCAGCATTTCGTCAGCAGGGCTTATGTGCATCATGCAGGGAGCCAGACGATAGGCGTTGATTTCAAGAAAAGCCATGAGGAACCGAGGGCGTGGATAATGGAAAACCGCCCGGATATGTACGAACTTATTTACGCATGACACCCGAAAGGTAATGCAAAGTGCAGATAAAGACAGTCTCAGTAGAGAAGCTCATCCCTTACGTCAAGAACAGCAGGACACATTCTGACGGTCAAGTAGCTCAAATCGCGGCAAGTATCAAAGAATTCGGCTGGACTAACCCTATCCTTGTGGACGGGGAAAGCGGCGTTATAGCTGGTCATGGGCGGCTACTGGCTGCAAGAAAGCTAGGGCAGAAGGAAGTTCCGGTTATTGAGTTAGCGCACATGACGGAGAGCCAGAAACGGGCTTACGTTATTGCCGACAATCAACTAGCCATGAACGCAGGCTGGGATACGACCTTATTATCGTTGGAGCTAGCCGACCTAAAGGAACAAGGGTTCGAGATGGACGTACTCGGATTCGACCCTAAAGAGCTAGATAAGCTGCTGGAGCCTGAACAGGTAGATGGATTAACGGACGAGGATGCCGTACCTGAGACTCCGGTAGAGCCTAAGACGAAGCTAGGAGATATTTATCAACTTGGCAATCATCGGTTAATGTGTGGGGATAGTACGAGCATTGATGCGGTAGAAAAGCTCATGGATGGTCAGAAGGCAGATATGGTGTTTACTGACCCTCCTTATGGTATGTTTCTTGATACTAACTATGATTCAATGTTTGCCGCTGATAAATCTCACCGAAAAACTGGAAAACGATTTGACGAGGTAGTAGGGGATCACGAAGATTTTGCGCCTGAGTTAATCAGCACGATTTTTGCGGCTTTCCATGACACAGATGAAATTTTTATATGGGGTGCTGACTATTTCAGTGAATTACTTCCAGATCGTAAGAATGGTTCATGGATCGTATGGGATAAACGAACAAACGAAAACATGGACAAAGTGTCTGGCAATACCTTTGAACTGTGCTGGTCAAAACAAAAACACAAGCGATTGATTGCGCGGATTTTGTGGTCGGGGCATCACGGAATGCAGAAGGATGATACAAAAACAAGGGTTCATCCAACACAAAAGCCAGTTGAATTAGCAAGTTGGTTTTTTGAAAATTGGGGCAAAAATTGCATAGTTGTAGCCGACTTATTCGGTGGCAGCGGTAGTACGTTAATTGCCTGTGAGAAAACAAATCGTCATGCAATGCTTATGGAACTAGACCCTAAATACTGTGATGTAATAGTAAAGAGATGGGAAGATTTCACCGGCAAGAAAGCCGTATTGTTAACAAATGAGTAACATTTACCCTCAATAAAATGGTAGAGCATAAGCCAACAGAAGAAAACAAGCGGATAGTCGAGACATCGGCAGGACTAGGCTTGCCCCATGAGCAGATAGGCGCATTGATTGGCATCGATGACAAGACGCTGCGGAAGCATTATCGGACTGAGCTAGACGTAGGTAAGGCTAAAGCCAGCGCACAGATAGCCAAGACGCTGTTTAGCAAGGCTCAGGGTGGGGATACGACTGCGCTGATCTGGTGGACTAAAGCTCAGATGCGATGGGCTGAAACGCAGAAGCAAGAGGTTACTGGGGCTAATGGTGGCGCACAGGAAATGATCGTCCGATGGGGCGGGAAGGCTAAAGATGACGTACAAGATGATTAACTGCCCAAGTTGCAGTGCGTTCCTAGTGAACAACAAGTGCCTGAACTGCGGATACGTTAAGTGACAGAGATTGTCATTCCTTACGATCCTAGAGATCAGCAACTAGAGATACATGATGCGATTGAGCAGCATCGTTTTACTGTGGTGGTTGCCCATCGTCGCATGGGAAAGACTGTTTCGGCTATCAACCATCTCATCAAGTCCGCTATCGAGTGCGACAAGCCAGACCCACGATTTGCCTACATTGCGCCAACCTACGGACAAGCCAAAAGGGTAGCGTGGGATTACCTTCAGAAGTACACCAGATCACTAGGAGCTACCTACAATGTCTCTGAGTTACGCGCTGATTTTTATGGGCGTCGGGTTAGTCTATATGGGTCTGATAATCCTGACAGTCTTAGGGGGCAGTATTTTGATGGCGTGGTTATCGACGAAGTTGG